TGGGAGCGTGGATCCGTGCGCTGGAGCTGTAATATCGGGAAAGAAAGGAACATTACCATGAAAGTTGTTGTCCAGCCCAGAGAGGCCGGCCCCAGAATTCACCTGCCGGTTTCCATTGTCATTGACAAAAGCGAATCTACGGGAGATATCCGCGATCTGCTCAACCGGGGAGCACAAAGCCTGATTCAAAGTATGAAGAAAGAGCTGACCTTCCGCGGCATCGTGGATCTTCTCGTCATTCATTTCAGCAGCGAAAACGAGGTTATCATGGATTTCCAGCCTCTCGAGCAGATCTCGGAGCATGCCCTGGACATCCATTCCAGCAGAGGACATACAGACACAGGAAAAGCTCTTCTCACCGCGCTCGATGCTCTGGACAGAAAAAAGATGGAGTGGAAGCGCAGCGGGGAAAAATACTTCCAGCCTCTGCTCTTCCTGCTGACAGACGGTTACCCTGACGCAGGCAGCGGCGCTCCCGAAGAGGTGGTGCGCAGCGTCGAGGAAGCATACCGGCAGGCCGCGCACGAAATCCGCACACGCGAACGCGCGGAAAAGATCGTCTTTATCGCGGCCGGTATTCAGCTCAAATACGGATGTCAGGCCAATATGGATATGCTTCGTGAGCTGAGCGGTTATCCCGAACGGATTCTGCAAATCTCGGATTTTGATGAAAACGCGAACAGCATCCAGCAATTCTATCATCTCATCCATGAATCAACCAAAGCCATGTATACAGGAACCCCCGTGGAGGATGTTATCGGGCAGGTTTGGAATATCTGAGCACACCGTTTTTTCACACCGGACGAGGGACAGCACAGTAATCTGCAAAACCTTCCGCCTCTACCATGGTATAATAAAAACAACAACCCCGGAAAAGCCCGTAATATCAGGGCTTCCGGGGTTGTCTGTTACTAATGCGTTACTGTTCAGCTTGCTTTGAACATGGTTTGTTCAACCCTCTGAACCCCTATTCCACCAGTTCCACGGCGGCTTTCAGTTCGTCCAAAGTCTTATGATTATAGACCCGGTTTCCTGTGTCTTTGGACACATGGCCCATGAGAAGATCACAGCATTTTTGGTTGGCCCCGGCCCGGTCAAGGCGGGTTCTGAATGTATGGCGGCATTCATGCGGGGTGTGGTTCATTCCCCAAGCCTTCATGAAGTCAGCCCAGAACAAGCGGTATTGACTTTGGGAACACTGTTTCCCGTTGTAGCTGAAAAGATAGCTTCCCGGCTCATTCATGCGCCGTTCAACCAATGGCCTGATTTTGGAATGGATAGGAACCACCCTATCTTTCCCCGCCTTGGTTTTGGTTCCGCCCTTCATCGTCCCGGCCTGAAGGTCAACATCAGATTTCTTCATGGATAGAAGTTCACTGATCCGCCACCCGGAATAAAGAAAAACGAGTACAGAATCAACCCAAAGTTCATTCTGGTGCTTCCAAACTGTGTTGACTTCATCATCTGTGAACGGTTGCTTTTGTGTTGGCGGTACTGGATCAGAAGTGAGAAGATCAGAAAAGCAACGGTTGATAATGTCCATTTCCAAAGCGAACCGGTCAAGATGGCTCCAAAGGTTCTTGATTGCCGCTTGGGTGGAGTAGGATTTTCCACAGGTATCAATGGTTTCTTGCATTTGGTAGGATCGAATTTGCTTATAGGGCTTATTTCCAAGCGGGGCGCAGTATTTATAAGCAGAAGTCATTGATGCCCGGTTACTGGCCCCCAGCTTGGGGGCTTTTTTCTCTTTCCACAAGTCGAATAGCTGTTGAAGTGTGATCTTTGCCCGGTCAACATCCCATGGATCACGGTTGTACTCTGATAGGATCATCAAGCCTTCTTCCCGTGTAGCGGCATAGCCAATGATCTCATAGATTGGATGGCCCTTATCATTCCACCCGGTTACTTTCTTGATGATGAAGGGCCTACGCCGGTTCCCGGACAACCGGGCCACAGTTCCAAAGCCGTTGGGCGCTCTCATAGTAAACACCTGTCCTTTCGTGAAAATGGTTGCGTTAAACCAAGGGCAGGTGCTATAATATACCTGTCCACCCTTGATTCTTTGGTAGGGGTCTTGCGGTGGTGCTTTCGGAATCCTCGGTATTGCAGTACCGGGGATTCTTTTTTTTTGCCCTCTGTGGGGCTGTGAGCGGGGTTTATTTTTGCTGTTCTAAGACCTTCTTATAGAACCGGCCTTCTATGGCTTCTTTGGCTCCGCTTTGCAGTTCTTCAAATTCAGCTTGGGTGAAAGTGGCTGTGTGTCCATCTTTGGAAAGAATGATTTCCGATTCATCCGGTATTTGTGCCGTATGCCCTTCACCGTCCACTTCTTCATTATGCCATTTTGTGACCTGTTCAGAAACAGTGAAGCCCATTGCTTCCAAGAATTTGATAGCGGCCAACCCTTCATTGATTTGTTTAACCGCTTCCAGCTGTTGCCGGTCAAATTCTTCCCAGATGGACTGGTCTATCAAATCTCGCAAATGGACACCTAAAGCCTTGGAAATTTTCAGCAAGGTTTCTTGTTTAGGTTCCCTCTGGCCCTTCTCATATCGCATAACGGCAACCCCAGATATGCCAACCAATTCGCCTAATTCCTCTTGCGTCAGCCCTTTTTCTTTCCGATGAAGCCTGATATTTTCGCCAATGCTCATTTTATCACCTACCTTTTTTTTTAGAATACACCAAAACAACCAAAATGTCAAATTATTTATGAAACGCCATTGACAAACAACCAAAATGGTACTACAATATAGAAAACAACCATTTTGGTTAGAAAGGAGAGCGAATAACCATGAAAATTGACAATCAGAAATTGGATCTGATGTTGGCCCGGCGTTGTATGTCCCTTCGGGATTTGCGTAATGGGACTTCACCGCAGACACTAACCCGAATCAGACGGGGTGAAAACATTAAACCCGTAACCGTGGGCCGTATTGCTAAAGCCCTGGACTGTGATCCAACCGACATTATCCAAGACGCTACTGCAATAGCGGATAATGGCAACTAACGAGGATTCCGAAAGCAAATTTGAAAAAAAGAAGGTGATAATCAGTGATTGACGGTATTTGTAGAGCCAACAACAAGCACCCTTCAGAGGATGAGAGTTGCCGGGTATATTTCAAGCCGGGTGAAAAAATCAGCGGTTACAACGGCGATTTGTGCGCCCGTCTGAAGCCGGGGTTCCTGAAACTGGATATTGACGATTTCGACCACAATACCAGCGAACTTGATGAACCCATCAAAGGGAAGCCCAGAAGTGATGCTGTGTTGGCTTGGCTGGATTCCAAAGGAATTCGCTATAATTTGATGATCACGGAACACGGAAAACACTTCTATTTCAGGGTTCCGCAAAATTACCCCCATGAAAGCAATAAAATCAACTGGTATTCCGCTTTGGGGATTAAGGTTGAAGTCAAGTTGGGTGGGGGACAGTCCAAAGAACACATCCCATTCAAGGTGGGCGGTGTTCTGCGAAAGTGGGCCATTGGGGATATGCTGAATGAAGATATTGACGATTTCCCCGCTGAACTGTGGCCCTTGCAGAAGTCAAAGAATAGGCCCTTTGATTTCGCTACTCTTTCCGATGCCCGGAACAATGGCTTTTCTGAATATGCCTTTGCTTTAGCATGGAAGGGGTACACCATTGAACAAATTCAAAGCACAATTCAGGGGATCAATGATTTTGTGCTGGAAACCGGCCTTCGTTGTGGTGAAGTCGATACCATTCTTCGGGAAGAAACCTTGGAGAAGTTGCGGAACATCATTAACCAGAAGGAAGAAAAGAACCTGTCCCCTGTGGCCGTTGCCAATGAACTTCTGGAACAGCACCATTTGATTTATCTGAACAGCAATCTTTACGCCTATCAAAACGGGGTATATGTTCCGTTCGGAAAAGATCAGATCAATTCTTATATCAGCAAGCATTACCCTTTTGCCAAAATCCGTTTCCGTCAGGAAGTGACAGAACAGGTTAAAGGAGCCGCATACATTGACCAGATAGAGGAAACTTCCCTGATCAATGTTAAAAATGGCCTGTTAGAGATTGGGGAAAACGGCACAGTAAAACTTCATCCCCATAGCCCGGATATTATCAGCTTCAGGCAGTTCAACGCCAATTATGATCCTTTTGCCGGTTGCCCTGTACTGGATCAAGCCCTTGACAATGCGTTTAGCGGTAGTTCAGAGCAGATTGAACTTTTTAACCAGATTATGGGGTACTTGCTGATGAACCACACACGCTATCAAAAGTGCTTCTTTTGGGTGGGGCTTCCATCATCAGCCAAAAGCACTTTCTCCACAATGGTTCGCCGGTTCTGTGGGGAAGAAAATGTTTCCTCCATTGAATTGGAAGATTTGGGAAAGCGTTTTGGAGCCGCTGGGATTGTAAATAAGACCCTGAACATCGTACCGGATATAAAGAAAACAAAGTTGTTTGCTTCCGGTCTGTTTAAGGCACTTGTAGGCGGTGATGCTGTCCGAATTGAACAGAAATACCGGGAAGCATTTGACTATGTGTTTACCGGGAAAATGATTTTTGGCATGAACCTGTTCCCAGATTTTTCAGCAGACCTTGAAGGCATAGAACGGCGGCTTGTGATCCTGAAGTTCGAGCGGGTTTATAAGCCTACTGATCCAGACTACAATCCCAACATTGACGATGATCTTTCTACCAATGAAGCTATGAGCGCACTTCTCAACCGTGCGATTTCCGGTTACAAAAGCCTGATCCAGAATAAAGGGTTCCTTGAAACCCAAAAAAGCAAACAGCAAATGGCGGCTTTCGTGTCGGAGAACGATTCTGTGGTTGCTTGGGTGGAAAGTCTGGATGATGTGGGCATTTTGGAGCGGGAGCCGATAAGCGGCCCGGAAGGGCTTTATAAAGCATACGAAACTCGTTGCAATACTACTGGGGAAAGGGCAAAAGATCAGAAAGACTTCACCCGGATCATAAAAACCCGTTATGGTTATGAAACAGCCCGGAAGCGCATAAACGGCAAGCAATACCCCATGTTCATAAAAAATTGATTGTGCGCCTGTGCGTCTGAACCCTTAATTTACATCCTTGTATATAGAGAAAAAATTTTTTCAAAAAATTTTTTGATAGTTGAGAAGTATATAAAATACTACTTTTAGACGCACAGGCGCACACGCTGAAGGGAGAGGATAAAAGTTGACCATAGGCGAATTCAGGCAATATGTAAAAAAATGGGGCAAAGGCCAAGACCCAGTGAAGCCGTTGTTTCCCTTGGATCGGCTGGAATTGCTACCGGCAGAAAGAAAGCGCAAAACCCATGCCGTGGATCATCGTTCTTTTATAGATTCAGACGGATATTGGAATATATATCCAATAGCGATTGATTCATTTCATGTTTATATCGTTTGCCCTTATTGTCAGCAAATCCATATTCACGGAAACGACAAAGGCCATTATGAAGGCCCCAGATGCTCCCATTGCTTCACACAGGCCAAAAACTATAAAATTGTGAATATTTCAAAGAAAGGACGGAATCAAAGTGACACTTGATCAACTGAAAACCAGAGCCAAGGCCCATGATCTGATGATCCGCAAGGATGGGAAAGGCGGTTATCTTCTGACCGATTTTCTTAACCGGCTGATGGCCCCCGGCCCTATGACCCTTGAAGAAGTGGAAATGTGGCTGGATGATCTGGACGAACACCAGCAGTAAAAAAGCCCCCTTGCGTCACGCCTTCCACAACCTGACACAAGGGAGCCAAACCAACCACCCAAAGGGCGGCTTGTGGATAGTATAACACATGAGCCGCCCGGCAATCAAGAAAGGACGGAATACATAATGAAAAACCTGATTGAAACCGCCAAGGCCACCAAGGTTCCTGAGAAGTACGAACTTCGGGCAAGTGATCTGGACACCCTGTACCGTGAAGCCCATGGGGATGTGTTCAGGATGGTTTCTTGGGCGTTCAAGATTGGCTTCCATCAGGGGCAGAAGGCAAAGGGGGAATAAGCATGACCAAAGAAGATATGATTGCCTTGGGTATTCCCAAGGATCGGATGAAGGATTTCCGAACCCGGTATTTTGCCGATGTGAAGAAAGCTGCCCAGCGTCTGAACAAATCTTCGGAGCAGTCAACCGATGATGTGAAGAAGGCCATTGCCGCATTGGTTCAAGTGATTGATGATCCCGAAATCTTGCACCAGATTCTTTCCTATGTGGCTTCCCTTCATACCGGGGGTGATCGCTGATGCCGGTCAAAGTCAAGATCAGCTATACCCCGGACGAGGAAGCGAAAATAACCCGGCTTGAAGCCCTTATGAAGTCACTTTTGCCCCGTCATAAGGTCAAGAAAAGCACAGGTACACCCCCCTATAACCACCTGTATTTCACACCTACGAAAAGCGAAAAACACACGAAATAGGCGGTTTTCCTTGACCTACACCACCATATATGGTATAATTCTAATATAGTACCCCACCCCCTACGGGGTGGAAGCTGTGAGAAAACGGCGTGGGAATCGTTCTTTTTGGGACGGTTCCCACGCTTTTTCTATATTTAGCCTACTTCGGGCGTTAAACGGAGGTATGAAAGATGGATGAAACCAAGGCCATGAACAATCAGAACCCGGATGGAGCCGGGGCAAAAACCTTCAGTCAGGACGATGTGAACCGCATTGTTGGTGAACGCCTTGCCAAAGAGAAGGCCAAGGGGGAAGCCGCCCTTGCTGAGAGGGAACAGCAGTTGGCCCAGCGTGAATTGCTGTTGACCGCAAAAGAGAAGTTGACCGAAAACGGCCTTCCGGTGGAGCTGGTGGACGCTCTGAATGTGTCCAGCCCTGAAGCACTGGAAAAGGCCCTGTCCATCGTGAAAACGGTTATGGACAAACACAAAGCGGAAGCCCGACCTATCAAGATCAGCGGGGCTAAACCGGCTGAAAGCCTGTCCCACGCAAAGAATACTGGTGACAGTTCGCTTAGAAAGGCTATGGGGCTTCCCGAATAAGAAAGGAAGTGCCATAAATGGCTAATACTGTTAATCTCGTTACTACATTCCTTCCGCTGGTGGATGAAAAGTTTACCACGGAATCCCGCAAATCCCTGTTGACCAACAATGACTTTGATTGGACGGGGGCGCACTCCATCAAGGTTTACAAGGTGTCCACTTCGGCCATGAACGACTATGACCGCCCCGGCGCAAACACCGCCACGAATTGGAGCCGGTTCGGCCCCGTGGCCGGTCTGGATGCCACCACAGAGGAAATGACCCTGAAGAAGGATCGTTCCTTCACCTTCGCCATTGACAAGCTGGACACGGACGAAACAGCCGGTCAGCTTCAGGCCGCTGGTGCTTTGGCCCGTCAGCTTCGGGAAGTGGTGATCCCGGAGGTGGACACTTACACCTATGGCGTGATGTGTGCCGGTGCTGGCACCAAACCCGCCGCTATTGCCCTTACCGCTGAAAACATCTGTGGTGAGATTTTCAAGGCAAACACCGCCCTTGATAATGCCGAGGTTCCCGAAACCGGGCGTATCATCGTGGTAACGCCTGATACTTACCTTCTGATGAAGCAGTCCAAGGATATTTTCTTGGAAACTGATGTGGCGGAAAATATGCGGCTTCGGGGCGTGATTGCCCAGCTTGACGGGGCGCAGATCATCAAGGTTCCCGCCAACCGCCTTCCCTCTGACTTTGGCTTTATGATTGCCCATCCCGTGGCAACCGTAGCCCCTACCAAGTTGGAGGATTACCGGGTACACCAAGACCCGCCCGGTATTTCCGGTGATCTGGTGGAAGGCCGTATCTGTTACGATGCCTTTGTGCTGGATAACAAGAAGGCGGCTATCTACTATCAGGCCGTGACCGAGGGCTAATATCTGATGCGGGGCGTGTGGGCGTGGCCTATGCGCCCCGTATTTGATTTTCAGGAGGTTTTCATGGAACGGATAGACCGACTTATCATAAAGGCGAAAAAGGCCGCACAAGCCAAAGCAGAGCGGTTTACAGTGGGCTTTGTGACCTATGAACCGGATAAGGGACAATATAAGGCTTGCGGCCACCTGTGGGGCGGCAGGAAGGCTTCTGGATGCCAGTATGTGGTTACATGGCATGACAGCACAGAAGCCGCCACCAATGCCCTGATTGGCCTTTATGACCAATACCCAAACCCCGTTGAAGATGCCGTGATCTTCTTCAATGTGATTGACCAGTAAGAAGGGAGTGAAACACCATGCCCCGGCGCAAAACGCTAAAGCTATCTACCCCGGCAGATATACGCCGGGCCATTTCAAGGGTTGCAAATATGGCCCTGAACAATGAAATTGATCCCAAGAGAGCCAACACCCTTCTTTATGCCTGTAATGCCGCTCTTGCGGCCATTAAAACAGACGAATACGAAAAGAAGCTGGTGGAACTGGAAGGGCTGTTGTCTACTATGGAAGGGCGGTAAACCATGACCAATGAAGAACTTGTGGCCCTGATCCAAGCCGGGGATCATGTGCAGGATAATATGGGCCTTCTGTATCAGCAGAACCGGCGATTTATTACGGGAATTGCATTGCCGTTTTCCAGTTCTGTCGAACTGGATGATCTGATGCAGGAAGCCTATTTTGGATTGGAAAAGGCTGTTTCCAAGTATGATCCAACCTTGGGTTATGCGTTTTTGACCTATGCGGAAAATCATATACGCTTGTCCATCCAAAGATATTGTCAGAACTGTGGGCGCTTGAAGCGTGTTCCCGTTCATGTTCTTGAACAGATTTCAAAATATCAAAAGTTCCGTTCAGATTTTCAAGCCGTAGTTGGGGACGAACCTACCGATGAAGAATATTGCTTCTATCTTGGTATCGAAAATAGGCGGCTGAAGGAACTTCGCACATACATGACCGGTTCTGAAACAGCAAGTTTGGAAGGCATTGTACCCGGAACAGAAGATTTCACCCTTGCTGATGTGATTGCAGATGATTTCAACCTTGAAGAAAGTGTTTGTGACACCTTAGCGGATGAACAGGCCAAAACCACTATTTGGGGGGCCGTTTCTGATCTTGGTGGAAACGCTTCTGAAGTTGTTCAAGGCTATTAC